CAGCATCGTCCCGGATTGCAATCGTCACCGTTCCTGTGTACTCAAAATACAAGGCCTTCGCGCCAGATGCAGCGTATTGCAGGGGATTTTTGCCATCGTAATGCTTAACGTCCATGTATGGACACGGACCGCCTAATAAATTGGGCAATGGATATTGTGCAATTTGATAGCTTCCGATAATCGGGAAAAGATTCGTGATCTCTCGCATAGCTCTATTAATCGCATCCACTAGAATGGTGGGCTCTTCGTCGTATGTATCAAAGCTTTCAAAACCAAGATTTAAAATCTGTCGTTTCACTTCACCATAGGTCATAGCTTTCTTCCCCCCAATAATCAGGGGGCATTGCTGCCCCCCCATGATCACTCTAATATGCTGCCTGCCTGTGCGCCGCCCAAGATGAATGCACGCCAGTTGTTAAAGCCTGCGCTAAATCGGCAATAGCCGGACCATTCCAGATTGCGGGTTTTGGTGTCAATCTCGTTCATAACATCAAGATCCACACGGTTGTAGAACACTGCCGCCTGCAAAGCTTCGTTTGCCTCGCTGGACTCCAAGATGTAAGGCTCTGTACCGGGAGCAGCTTCCCAACGGTGGTTCACAATCAGCTTCCACTTGCCCTTTTGCGTGTTGATATCGTTGTTGCTGGAGCCGACAACAAGGCTTGTCTGGATGATTCTGTTTGCCGTTTCCTCCAAAGACGGACAGTTGCCAGGAATGATGAGCGTGTCAAATGTGTAGCCATTGATCACACCAGATTCATTCTTAAAGTTTCTGCCGATCACAGCCAAACGGTTCAGCGTATCAATGTTGTTGCCTAATGCATTGGTGAACACGTTGGATTGTGCTGAAACTTTTGCTTTCTTGCCCGGGTGATCGGTGGAGAAGAGACCCTTTCCGTCACCGGTTGTCTTGTCCAATTTGCGATTGCCATACATAAATGTAGCACCCTCAGTCACAAGGCACTGTGTTGCAAACTCAAGCTTAGAACGCTTGTATGCTTTCATGTAGTTTTTGGCGATAATCCGCGCATCATCCAGTCGGCCATCGTCAATCATTTCGCGGGTAATCGTGAAGCCCTTATTGAAAGCAAAGTGGGTAATGAGCTTTGCAAACCCTTCCTGCAATTCGTCTGCTTCTGCAGCGCCGCCTTCCTCGACAATCCCAAAGTTTCCAAACTCAGTCATGCCGCCCGTGCGCTCACCAAACTTTTTCGACTTCTTAACATTAAAAATTGCTTTCAGGACTGCATCATCGTTGGTTTTTCCGTTATCAACATCTTGGATGATCTCAGTCAGCACACCTTCCACCGCTTTATAAAGGCTGTCGTTCTGCCCGGACAACTTCGAAAAAATAACTCCCATGGTTCATATCCTCCTTTTTTAAATCAGATGAAGCGAACACGGGCCAGAGTGCCAACAGCACCAGACCCCAGCTTCTTCACGATGGTTGCAACGCCACCTGTGGTGGTTGCAGTAATTTGCAAGCCGTCAGTATGTAGTGTTACGGCTGCGCCCTCCGAAATAGCGGAAGCATTTGCAGCAAACGGCGCTTCATACTCATGATTTGGCAATACAGTGTTTACAGGTAAATCCTCGTTTCCCGACGCAGGCGCTACATAGCTTTTCGCAGCAAAATACTGAGGCTTTGCAGTTGCTCCTGCTTTGGTCAGCTTGCCATTTGTCACCACAAGCGCCTCGCCAATGGTATACGCTTCGCTCGGAGTGGTGGGAACCATTTCGATAGGTGGAAAATTCTCACCAGATAGCGATTTCATAAAATCAAACATAATTTATGACTCCTTTCATAAGCCTTGCCGCTTCATCGCGCGGTTATAGCGTTCTTTCAATTTGGCAGGGGTATCCTCCGGGAAGCTGTCTTGCCAGAATCCAAGTTCCTTCCTTGGAATCTCGGCAAGACCACCAGAAGATGAGTTCCCGCCTGTTGTTTGCAAATGATCCTTTCCATTTGGTTCTTGCTGTTTCGGTGCTGCGCCCTTCTTTCTTGCGAGTTGGTATGCCTCCAAGTTCCCAATCCCGGCAGCACGTAAGCGGAAGAACGTATCACCAAGTTCGTCCAAAGAATGCACATTGGGGTCAAGTCTGCGAATTTCAGCAAGGTCTTGTGCAAAAACGGACTGCATGCGATAGCGCTCCACTTCCTGCTGAGCTGCCATTGCTTCACGCCTCGCTTCTTCTGCAGCTTCCAACACTTCGCGCTGTTTCCGCACCTCATCCGGTTCGACCTCGAGGCTTTGCGCGATGAGCGTGTCCGCGATTTCTTGTAGATTCCCTGCGTATCCGTATTGGTTTAATGCAGTTAACAGATACTCTACTTCGCTTTTTTCTTTTGTGCTTTCTTCTCTGATTTTGAGAAGTTCGTCGTGGACATGATCGTAATTCATGCCCTTTTGTGCTCTGCTAATGAGGTCAGATACTGGCAACTCCATTTCCTGCCCATTGTATTTCACCGTGTACTTTGGTTCTTCCTGTGCAGGTTCGGTGTCCGGTGGATTTTCCGTTCCAGGTTCCGTTGCATCCAGCGCAGTTTCTTCTGCTGTTTCCTCATCATCAAGAATGGTTTCTTCTCTCAGATCATCATGTTCAAACATTGCTTTTTCCTTTCTGGTCTGGTTTTGACCTTTCACTCTCTTCCAAGGAGATAGGCTCCCCTTGTTTTTCTACGTGGTAATCGGTACACGCAGGATTGACACACTGATAAATGGGTATCTCTCCGTTCAAATGATCTAAAAGCATATCAATGTTACATTTCTCACAGATCAAGGCACACTCCCCCCTTCCGTCTGTGCTTGTTTTTGTTGCTCAATTTTGTCTTTCCAGTGCTTGACCATTCTCTTAGCGTTCGGATAGCCTAGCATCTCTTTTTCCTGCCAATAGGTAAGCATGGTCTGTGGGTCTTTGGGATCTCCAAACGCGCCCATATTAAAGTCAACACGCACATCTTCAAGCAAAAACTGCTTGTCTTTCTGCATCGCCCCGGCTTCATCTACGCTGAACACAAATTCATCGTTGTAATACCAGTTGCCCCACTCGTCCTGTTCTAAGAAATCGTAGCGACTAAACACCTTTTCCACCTGTTTGCCGTTCTCATCTGTCGCAGAATATGTTCTCGGCTCATCTGCAAAGGCGAGTAAAAACCAAAACATATTCCGAAAGAGGTCGGCATAAGCAGCGTTTTTCATCACTTGCTTCGATAGCTGAATACCAGCGGATCGTGCAACCTGTATTTCCTTGGCCTTTCCGCTTGTAGCCGTTGGATCGGCCTTGCCTTGGAATGTATCTGTGATTCCTAATAAAGACTTCGCTTGGTAGTAAGCTTGTTCAATTGCGCTATACTCTGCAACCATATCAAACTGCAACGCTACGGCCCGAATCATCTGCATTTGGTCTGGTGTATCCACATTCAATACACCGTTTGCATCCCCATCATTGGAGTACCGTAAGTTCAAGTTTTTCGGCTTTGTGAAAAACTCAGATGTTTTTGCAATCTTCCTGTCAATTTTGGTCATTGCTTTATTGGCCTGTATTTGCTGATCTGCAATCACTGCGCAATCGCTGGCCCCGAAGAACTCTTGATAAACAGAAGTATTACGCCGAACCGCCACCGGAAACCCCTTCGGCGTGTAATATGGAATCCTTGTCGGCTCCATGGCTGGGCGCTGCTTTGTCTGCGTGATCGGTTCTTCGCCGACGACTACGCCATCTTGAATGATCCAGTTGTATCGTTCCATTCCTGTTGCAGGGTCAATGAGTGGCTCCTCATAATCCTCCATGACGATTTCGCCGTTTTCCCTCACCGGAGACATCGCCGGAATAATCAGCCCATCCGAGCGCACAATGTCGCTTCGTAGCTGCTCGAATTCCCTGTCTCGCTTTTCCCACTCTGTCGATCCACAAATACACTCTTTTTCCTTTGGGGCCTGCGTTTTCCCGCATTTGGCACACACGCTGTCTTTTCTGGCAAAATAATTTTTTTCATCGAATAGCAGCGTATCCCCAGCCCACGAAATGCAGCCAATTTCTCCACCCTCGTTATAGAAGCAAACAATCTGCGTCACAAGCTCGTCAGACGCCGCGTAATCCCTCTGGCTGACCGTAGTGTCTATGCTCTCGCTCTCAACATCTTTACCGTACTTGGATTGAATGCGCGTTTTCGTTTCCTCGAACGCTAAAAAGAAATAGTCCATTCGATTCATGTCATACACCGTTTCTTGCGGAATGAATTCCAATGGAGAAACTAATCTGTTGGCAAGCTCTCCAACCGTGTCATGAGTCTTTTGTGAGTTATCCCACTCAGTCAAATACACATTGCCACCCATAATGCGAGAAACACGCTCGTCAAGGTCGTTCATAGCCTCTGAGTCCATGCGGTCCATCTCGGTTCTAAGTGCCGCCGTGATAATGTCCGCAAGCTCTCGATTGCGGGCAGTTGCTCGTCTCGGCTGCACGGATGGTTGCGGTGTTGCGCTATCAATCTGGGCTTCAATCAGTTCACGGGTGAAGTTATATACGCTTGTTGCATCTGTGCCGCTTGGCATCTTCTTGCTTCCGTTAAATTGATCTTGCCACTTTGTGAACTGTTCTCGTTTATCGCTATAGAAGGAAAGGGCCGATTGATACCGCTCTTTCCACTGTGCGAGTCTGTCACTAATACGGTCTGCCATACTTTCCCTCCATAAGCTTTTTCATTTCTTCATCCGAGTTGTACCAATCTTCTAGCATGTCCTTGGTATAGGTTCCTGTTTTTGCAGATTTTTGCGCGGCTGTCGTCCAATAGACACAGAAATAACGGATTGCATCCGGTGCGTGGGTTAATTCGTGAGGCTCTTTTGCGACATCGTTTGGATTTTTATCGTCATATTGCACCGCTGGAAGCGTTCGTATTAGGTTTTTGCAGTTATCAAAGATAGTTAGGCGCGCCCGTGTCACCTCGTCAACATCCTTGAACGGGTTCAACCATTCCTTTACGGCCATCCAACCATTTACGCGCTCATTATTAGACTTCGTGAGGCTTATCCCATGTTCACTGAATATGTCCGCAACACTTTTCCCCGTTTCCTGTCGCCTATTCCATAGGTCAGGGGGAGCCAGCCATATACTCGCGTCGCCTAGCACTTCTTTCATCTTCTTTGCCGCCTCGCTGACAATCAGATCACTTTCATACACTTCGTTTGTCACATAGCCGCGCCCCTGCTCATCTACCGCGATTTGGTAGGCTGCCAGCATATCAAGGCCATAGTCAAACACAATATAAACGCGCCAGTGTTTCGGTACTTCAAACGGTTTGCAAGTATGAATCTCTCTGTTGAACTCAGAGAAGTATTGTCCCTCGAAGATATCCCAATCACCGTAAAGCATCGCCTTCCGGCGATCCTCTGGGAGGTTTTCCAACGTCCGCACATAATCAGGAGAGTTTTCCAGAATAAAAGCGTTGTCGTAAACTCTCGCAGGGATGAAGGTATAATCTTCAGCGCGCTCCTTGTTCTGATACTGCCGATCAATAAACAGCCGCTTGACCCATGTGTGACCAACGCCACCGGGGTTACAGGTGAAATACATCCTTGGATAGAATTTTTCTTTGCATAGGCCGCTAGAACGGTTGGATTCCGTCAGCGTTTGAAACTGAAACTCTGTAAACTGTGTGGCCTCCTCTATGAAGATCACATCATAGGCCTGCCCTTGATACTGCAGCACATCGCGCTCATTGTCGCAGTATCCTAAAACGATACGGCTGCCGTTCGGAAAGATGAACTCCTTTGACTGCTCGCGATAGGTTGCAATTTTGCCCAAAAGCTTCAGTAGCGGGATCGTGTGGTTGCCGCGCAGCTCCGCCAAGGTGCGACGCAGCAGCAGGATCTGCAATCCGGAATAGTTCAGCGCCAAAAGAGATGCCTTAATCCGAGCCGCCCAAGATTTTCCGCCACCCCGCGCCCCGCCATAGGCAATGTATTTGCTCGTGGCCTCAAAAAATTGTATCTGTTTTGGATACGGATAGGACATGTTAAGACTCACTTTGCCCATTCTTTGAGTTCACCACCCAACTCAACGGTCATGGTGCCAGATACATCGGTTTCCTGTTTGCTAACTGGTTTTTGTCCAATCGTATCCCGGATCATTTCAAATGCTTTGAGATCTCCATTCATCGCTTTTTCAATCAGTGCCAGAGAGAGCCGTTCCTGCGTGTCTCCTTGTGCAAGCAATAAAAGCAGTTCCTCTTTGAGGGTCCTTTTGGCTCTGCGTGCCCTTCCGCTTGCTTTTCCGCCCCTGCTTGCGCATGCGCGGCGCTCTTCCGGCGTCAAGTCTTGGTTTTGAATTAAGTTCTTCTCATTTACCATTTCACCACCTCCACTGATTAAATTCCCATTCTGTGCATCATAATAAAGCCAGCAGCTTTCCACATCATGACTATTGGAGATCTTCATGACGAATTTAGCACTGAAGTTGATAGCTCTTTTTGCGATGACCATCGATCATATCGGTGTTTATCTCATCCGGTCACCCGAGGGCTATACGGCCTGTCGCATCATCGGCAGGCTCGCGATGCCGCTTTTTTGCTTTCTCGTTGCAGAAGGGTATCGCCATAGCTCCAACAGAAAACAATATTTTTATCGATTATTTGGTTTTGCCATTGTGGTGGAATTCTCATTTGCGCTCTACTACTTACTGACAGGCTTAAATTACCTCATTCGCTTCAATGTTTTCTTAACGCTGTCTGCTGGTCTAGCCTGCCTCATCCTGCTAAAGTCCAAAAAGCCCTTTTCTCTGCCGTTCACTTTGCTCATTTTCGTTCTCGTTTTCTTCTCAAATATCCAATACGGCCTATATGGAGTCCTGCTCATTTTACTCTTCGGGCTGACGGAAAATTTTCTGCTAGCCACCATCGGGTTTACCCTGCTGAATGCAATCTTTATCGCACTTTTCCCACTCCTGCAGCTAGAAAGAGGAATGCTCCAAGCAACTCAGTGGTTTTCTCTGCTTTCTCTGATTCCCATTTTCTATTACAACGGGCAGCTCGGCAAAGACAGCAAAACCTTTTTTTATCTTTACTATCCGGCTCATATTCTGGTGCTGCTCGCCATCAAATCGCTACTCTGATCCATTGAAATCGCCGCCCTTCAAAAAGGGCGGCGATTGTTCCTGTTATGATCCAATTAATAGGCAAACGCACGAATATGAAAATTAGTTGCAAGTTTTCCTGAATCTGCGGAGAAAGACTTTATATCAAACTCAACACCGTTTGCATCATATTTAAATTTTCCGATAGTTCCACTTCTTCTTTTATCATCAACTGAGAACGAAACAAATGCATCCCCGCCTCTCGTGGTCATCGTATCCATATAGGAATACATTTTAAAGCAATTTATCTTGCGATTTGCCTTGGGGTAGAAAATAAAATTTGTTACTCCCTTAAACTCTCGAGGAGCGTTCGTATTATTGATTAGCTCACCATGTCTGCACAAGCTGTACAGATCGGTGTCTTCGCCGTTTCGAACCAACCACATATTAACCGTATCGTCATCATCGAATGCTTGACCGCTACTGGAAACCTGTACGAATACATATTTGGGAAGATATCCCTCGACAGGATTTTCAAACGGGAAAGAATAATGCTTGGTCATACTATCAGACTCAAAGAAACCATATCTCCTCGTTTCAGGAATTTGGCATTTTACAGACCGATCCAACTTCCCATCCAGCGCCAGCAGCTTATCCGTCAGCCACAGATCCTGCGTTCCCACGTTGATCTGATCGGTGGAGTGTTCTGCCAGCACATGAATCGGTACATCGCTGAAGGTTCCACTTGCCCGATTGTACCACTTGCCAACCAGACTTTCATCATAGGACGCAATGACAATCATGTTGTCTGGCACCTCAGGCAATGCGGTCTCCCGACGGATCACCTGGGTTACAATGTCCTTCTCACTGAGCATGGCGTAGCAGTACCAGGTCACGACCTCAAACTCACCAGTCTCTGCATTATAGCGCTTGCCGATGAGGGTTTCATCGTGAGATGAGATGGAGATGTAGCTGGATACCTCAATGGGTGTAGGCAAATCCACGATTTGCTCCACGATGTTGCTGGAATTGATGTACGCGTAATAATAAGTTGCCATTTCATATCCTCCTTAGTTTTGGTCAGCTTTTGCTGTCCCATTGGCTTTTTCTACCATGACCATCATAACGCGGTCGTTCTCTAAAGTCGTCTCAGGCTTGTCTCACCTCAGCCAGCCAAAAGACGCTTGAATCGTTTGAGGGCCGCTGCGCGCATCCTATAGATGGTGGCGCGCTCATATCCATACTGATCGCACAGATGGTCAATGGCTTGTTGGGCCGATCGATGCTCTCCCTGGAAAAACTCTTGCAAAATGCAGCGATCTTCCTGCCCAAGCCCCTCCCATGCACGCTGATACTGCTTTTCTTCTCGAATGAGTTCCCTAAGCTTTGTTTCAATGGCTTCCTTTTGCAGCAGCTGGTTTACCATCGCATCTTGCTTTTTTACTGCTGTTCCAATGATCCGATCCTTGGAGTAATCCGAAACTCCGGCGACCTCCATTGCTTTTGAAATGGTCCTATATTGATCGCGCAGGTTCTCCATTGCAATCTGATTGTCCTTCCGATTGCGCAATAGCTCGATGATGACTTTGTCCCAATCAATGTATTTTTCTAACATAGGCCCTCCTTTTTTTCGTCTTTTACTTCCTCTGTGACCTTCAAAAGCTTGTCCAATCTACCCATGTCCGCTTTAAACCGCTCTGCATTCTGGCTTTTTGCACCGACTTCTTTTGACGCACGCTGATTTCCTTTCTGCCAACGCTCCCACTTTTCTGCATTTCGGCAGGCTGCCTTCCAGTCTTTCATGGGCGTTTTTCCCATCATCCAACCCTTTGCGGCATAGAAGTCGATGAACTCCTGTGCCTCAACAAGGCTGCCTCGTTCCTCACAAAAGCTGCGCACTTCCTCAACGGTTGGTGGAATGAATTGAGTGGTGCTTACCTTGCGTGCACTATCTTTCCTTTCCGTTTCTCTTCTTTGCTCTTCTTTTCTTTGGATACAACTGTCTGCATTTTTTCCTTCTCTGTCTGCATTTCTTCGCTTAATGTCCACATTCTTGCAAAATTGGGCAGGGTCAACGAGAAGTATGCTGTCCTCAACCTCAATTTCCTTCCGACGACTGACCGCCTCGAAGTATCGTTTCTGTATCC